AGTCTCACTGGAAACATACTCAGCGACGCTAATGTTGATGGTAATATAAAAACGTCTGGATCTATCAGCGCATTAGGTAACGTAGTATTAAACGGATTCATCAGTGCCTTAGGCGACATCACAGGTAATAATGTATCTGCTACTGGTAATATCACCAGTACCAATGGATACATATCAGCCAACGGTAACATCACCACCAGTAGCGGAAGTATATCTGCTTATGGTAATATAACCGGTGCCAATGTCAATACTGGCAACTTGAGTCTCACTGGAAACATACTCAGTGACGCTAATGTCAATGGCAGTATAAAAACATCCGGATCTATTAGTGCTCTTGGCAATGTGGTATTAAACGGATTCATCAGTGCTCTAGGCGACATCACCGGTAATAATGTATCTGCCACCGGTAACATTACCAGCACCAACGGATACATATCAGCCAACGGCAACATCACTACCAGCAGTGGAAGTATATCTGCTTATGGTAATATAACTGGCGCCAATGTCAACACCGGTAACTTGAGCTTGACAGGCAACATACTCAGTGATGCCAAAGTAGACGGCAACATAAAAACGTCTGGATCAATCAGCGCATTAGGCAATGTGATATTAAACGGATTCATTAGTGCCCTAGGCGATATTGCTGGGAATAACGTATCGGCCAGCGGTAACATCACCAGCATCAACGGATACATATCAGCCAATGGTAACATCACTACCAGCAATGGAAGTATATCCGCATATGGTAATATAATTGGCGCCAATGTCAATACTGGCAATTTGAGCTTGACAGGCAACATACTCAGCAGTGCTAGGGTCGATGGCAACATAGTCACGTCTCAGTCTATTAGTGCTCTTGGCAATGTGGTATTAAACGGATTCATCAGTGCCTTAGGTGATATTATCGGCAACAACGTATCTGCCAGTGGTAACATTACTAGCAGCAGCGGATACATATCAGCATCTGGTAATATTTTTGGTGGTAATGTACTCACAAATGGATTGATTAGTGCCAATGGCAACGTCACTGGTAGTAATGTAATCGTGAATGGCGTGCTGTACACAGCTAGCATCACAGGTAATACCACATTGTCACTGACCACTGTAAGCGGCGGAAATATCAATATCCAGCCCCAGGGTAGCGGTAACATTGTATTGGCCAATACCTATATTAACTCAGTAAGATATCCGGAACAAGATCAAGATGCTGCCAGCAAATACTATGTGGATCAAATTGCTACTACTGGTTTGTCGTTCCATGCTCCAGTGTATGCTACCACAAACACAGATCTAGACACAGCCACTGGCGGCACAGTAAGCTATAACCAGCCCAATGGTGTAGGCAATGGTATAGGAGCTACACTCACAACCACTGGTTCGTTCTACTTAATCGACACTGCTAACGTACAGACAGTGGGTACCAGGATCCTGGTCAAGAACGAGAGCAACGGTGCATTCAATGGTGTTTACACTTATTCTAATACCACAGCGATCGTTCGTTCCACAGACACTGATCAATACGGAGCAGACAGCGCAGAAGAGATTAGTATCAACGATTACTTCTTCACACAGAATGGTAACGTCAATGCTGGTTCGGCTTTTGTGGTCAGCGCACCTCCTGGAACTATTACGTTTGGTACCAGCAACATCCAGTTTAGCCAGTTCAGTAGCACACAGGTCTACACAGCCAACACCAATGCTGGTTTGAGTCTAACAGGTACTGTATTCAGTGCCAAAGTGGACAACAACACCACAGCATTTGATGCTGGCGGTAATATTATTGTCAAGGCTGGCGCCAATCTAACCACACCTAACATTGGTGCTGCCACAGGAACCAGCATCAGCCTTACTGGAGATGTCACTGCTGCCAATCTGTACTCAAATGGATTGATAAGTGCAACCGGTAATCTTGTCGGTGGAAACGTCAACACGTCTGGATTGGTATCGGCTACTGGTAATGTTTACGGTGGTAACTTACTCACAACTGGCAGTGGCGGTAGTATCACACTTACAAACGGTAATATCACTGGTGCGAATGTAATCAATGCCAATTCAATCACCGGTAATGTTGTCAGTGCAGTTGGTAATGTAACTGGTGGTAATATACTAACTGGTGGACAGCTAATATCTACCCAATCAGGCAATGCGTCCACAGGTGGCGGTCAAATTTATCTAAACGGTGCCACATTCAATCGTATTGATTGGAACACAAACGGTACAGGTGCACCAGCATTCACCACAAGAAGTTCTGGTACTAAATTAACATTATTCCCAGCAATAAGTGGTAGCACAACTGATTACGCCCTGGGTATTGATTCAGCCACAATGTGGTCCAGCGTTCCTGAAAATGATGCTAGTTTTAAATTTAAATGGTATGGTGGCACAACCCTAGTTGCTAGTTTAGACGGTACAGGTGTTTTATCAGCCGTAGGTAACATTACTGGCGGCAACATCTTGTATGGATCAGGTATAGTCAGCGGAACTGGTAATGTGTATGGTGGTAATATACTGCAAGGATCATTTCAGGTCTTAGACACAGCGTCTACCATAGACGGCGGACAATACACTTAATTTATTTTTAGGACAATAGAGTAACCATAATAATTACAATGATCAATGTCAAACACTATCAAGCTCAAACGTTCGAATGTAGCTAACGCAGTCCCGGCGTCAGGAAATCTGGAGCCGGGGGAATTAGCCATCAACTATACCGATGGAAATCTGTTCTACAAGAACAATGCAAATACAGTAACAGTTATCGCTAGCAACCAGTTTGTTAGCGTGTATGGGAACATCACTGGCAATCTTTTCATTGGTAACGGTAGCCAACTTTCAAATATAAATGGTAATCTGCTCACGGTCAGCAATTGGAGTGCAGGCAATGTCATAACAAACTCCATACCTAATATCGGAGCTTTGAGATTTAACAACAGCTCTGGTATTTCAGTCAGTGATCTGGGTAACAACGAAGCCTTGGTTACCTTGGGCAGCAGCTTCAAAACCTGGGAAGTGGCAGGACAGGCTAACCTAGTGGCTGTGGGCGAGGACGTAGTAGAGTTTGTGGCTGGGAATGGCATTGTGATTACTACCAATGCTATATCTTACCCACAACAGATCAAGTTTACTTCAGATGGTTCAGCCAATGCGGCATTGATTTTTGGTAGTACCCTTAGCTCAAACGTAACTACATCCAGCTTGACCAGCGTGGGTACATTGAGCGTACTCAGTGTCACAGGTAACGTCACAGCAGGTAACTTAGTTTCAAACAATTTCACTTATGCTAATGGTGCAAGCATAATCACTTCGGGTGCTCAAGGTACTACCGGAGCTCAAGGTACTACCGGAGCTCAGGGCACAACTGGAGCACAAGGAACAACTGGTGCGCAAGGTACCACAGGTGCACAGGGAACAACTGGTGCACAGGGAACGATTGGAGCACAAGGCACAGAAGGAGCACAAGGAATCACGGGTGCTCAGGGTACAGAAGGAGCACAAGGCACTACAGGTGCGCAAGGCACAACAGGAGCACAGGGCGCAACTGGCACACAAGGCACTACAGGTGCGCAAGGAACCACTGGCACACAGGGCGCCACTGGTCCTAGTACCACTATAAATGCTACCAACAATACATCTACCACTTCACTATATCCTGTGATGGTTGGTGCTGCGGGTAGCAACCAGACAGCTAATGTAACAACAGCAGGCCTTGTTTTTGACGCCTCTGCTAACGCTTTGAGTATAACAGGCAATGTTACAGGTGGTAATTTACTGACTTTGGGACAAATCAGCGCAACAGGCAACACAACTACCGGAAACTTGCTGACCACTGGCAACATATACACTGGTACTGGTAATACGGGTTATGTGTATGGCAATGCTTATTTTATGACTGGTATTAGTGCTGCTATCAGCGTGACCAAAATAGAAAACGGTAATTCTAATGTGTGGGTGCGCACTCCAGGGGGAGATGTCACCGTCACAGCTGGAGGTGTGAGCAATGTTGCTCTGTTCAGCACAGGTTCTCTCACTTTACAAGGAGCATTTGCCACACCAAAAACCATAAATTCTAATGTGGTTGTGGCGGAAAATGTCAATGGTATGTTTTTAGGACCACTGACTTTTGGAGCAGGGGCATTTTTGACCGTGCCCGACTCATCTACTGTATATGTGATGCCCGGGTAAAATATGGTAAATACAGCAAGGACAACAGCAAATGGCACTAACACTTGACGGCACTACTGGCATTTCAGCAACTGGTAATATCATTTCCAGTGGGGGCATTATTTCGGCCACCGGAAACATCTACGGTGGCAACATTATTGGAACTATAGCCCCTGCAGCAATCACAGTTTCGGGATATGCTAACGTTGGAAACTTACTAACATCTGGGGTGGTATCTGCTGCTGGTAACGTCACAGGTGGTAATATACTAACTGGTGGTTTGATCAGTGTCACTGGCAATATTACCGCGGGTAATCTTGTTTCAAATAACTTCACTTACGCCAATGGTGTAAGCATAATCACTTCAGGAGCTCAAGGTACTACCGGAGCTCAAGGTACTACCGGAGCACAGGGCACAACTGGAGCACAAGGGTTTAATGGCACTGTGGGAACTCAAGGCACAACCGGAACAACAGGAGCACAAGGAACAACAGGAGCACAAGGAACTACAGGAGCCCAAGGCACCACTGGTGCACAAGGTTTTAATGGTACTGTGGGAACTCAAGGAACAACCGGAACAACAGGTGCTCAAGGTACTACCGGGGCCCAAGGAGCAACAGGTGCTCAGGGCACAACAGGTGCTCAAGGCACTACAGGTGCTCAAGGAGCCACCGGCCCAAGCACAGCTATCAATGCTACCAATAACACCAGCACCACTTCACTGTATCCTGTGATGGTTGGCACTACAGGCAGCAACCAAGTGGCCAACGTGACCACAGGTGGACTGGTATTCAACGCTGCTACCAACGCACTGAGCGTGACTGGCAATATCACAGGTGGTAATCTAAGTGTCAGCACAGGAACTGTTACGGCAGGAAACATTGTAAATGCCAATGGCAATGGTGTTGGCAATATTGGTAGCAGCAGTCTTTATTATAACACTGTGTTTGCCAAAGCCACCAGCGCCCAATATGCTGACTTGGCAGAAATGTATGTGTCGGATGCCAAGTATTCTCCTGGCACAGTGGTAATTTTTGGTGGTGATCAAGAGATCACACAAGCCAATCAAGCCAACGATTTTCGGGTGGCAGGTGTGGTCAGTACGCAGCCTGCTCATTTGATGAACACTGGTCAACAAGGTCAATATGTGATTGCTGTAGCGCTCACTGGTCGTGTGCCTTGCGTGGTCACTGGTACCATACACAAAGGTGATTTAATGGTCACAGCCGGCAATGGTTGTGCCAGCGCCAACAATTCAGCCACAGCGGGCACTATTTTGGGCAAATCACTTGAAAACTTTTGTGGCGATTTGGGTATCATTGAAGTGGTTGTTGGTCGAACTTGACCATTAAGAAATTATCAATTATAATTACACTTTGATATCCTAAGATAAATCATAGTGTGATAGACAAGCAAATATACTTACTAGGTTTGGTTAAATGCTCCTTGGACGCCGGGGGCAGCATACATCCCTTGATAATCCCAGCCGAATTGACCAATGGCACCGGATTGATGAACCCCAGTATTTTTAAAAATGGTAATACCCTGCTGGTCAATATCCGGCACGTGAACTATACCTTATACCATTCAGAAAACAAAAAGTTCCAGCACCGATATGGCCCGTTACAATATCTACATCCAGAAAATGACAGACATCTACGCACCTGGAACTACGTGGCTGTGCTCAACGACGATCTTACGATTAAAGCAGTAAGCCAGGTAGATACTTCTAAATTAGACGTAGAACCAATTTGGGAATTTGTGGGATTAGAAGATGCTCGCTTGTTCCGCTGGAACAACAAGATGTATCTCAGTGGAGTACGCCGTGACACTACTACCAACGGCCAAGGACGCATGGAACTCAGTGAGATCACTGTGAAAACCAATCAGGTGCGTGAGATTAAACGTACCCGCATACCAGCCCCTGCACCCGATACCAGTTACTGCGAAAAGAACTGGATGCCCATCCTGGATCAACCCTTCCACTACGTGAAGTGGAGCAATCCCACGGAAGTGGTGCGCTATGATCCTGATACCCATACCACCACAACGGTACATTGTAATCCTGATAGCTATATCCCTGGCTTGCCGGACTTTCGGGGTAGTAGCCATGTGATTCCTTATGGTGAAAATCACTATCTCGCTTTGATACACGAAGTAGATCTGTTTAAGAGCGAAGCCGGCAATAAGGATGCGGTTTATCGTCATCGATTTGTGGTATGGGATCGCGCCTGGAACATGGTGCGTTACACAGATTCATTTAGTTTTATGAACGCAGACATTGAGTTTTGCTGCGGCGCTGCCTTCGTGGGCGATGACTTGTTGTTGAGTTTTGGTTATCAGGACAACTGTGCTTACATCCTGAAAATGCCCAAGATCATACTGGATCGATTCTTAGGCATGGACGGTGTGGCGCAGGAATTTGACTGGGGCAAGATTGGACTTAACCCCTGGTTCCGTGACACTGTGAACGCCGAAGTGTTTGTGGACGACGCATACGAAAGATTTTACCCTGTAGAAACAGGTGATGTGGTACTAGATGTAGGCGCTAGCGTAGGACCATTCTCCTGGAAGATTGCTAAAAAGAATCCCAAACATATCTATTGCTTGGAACCAGAAAAAGATCTCTTCCGGACTATGCAAAAGAATCTTGTGGGTGCCCCTGTGACCTTCATCAACAAGGGATTAGGATCCCAGGACGGCACGAACTATATGATCGGCTTGTATGAAGCCAACAAAACCGACATGAGTGACGGCACAGATGGCCGCGTGCTAGATACTATCCGCTTCAGTACACTGATCCAAGAAAACAATATCCAGCAAATTGACTTCCTCAAGACCGACTGCGAGGGCGGTGAATACGATATATTCAATGATGAGAACTTTGACTGGATCATCCGTAATGTGAAAAAAGTGGCCGGAGAATTCCATCTACAAACCCCGGAACTCAAGGCCAAGTTCCGGCAATTCCGAGACAAATATTTGCGCCAGATGCCCACACATCGCATACTCAGCATGGATTATGTGGATATCAAACAAAACCTGTGGAGCGACTGGTTCATAGAACACTACAGCGCCATCAATGTGTATATAGACAACCGCGTGCCTATAGAACAAAAGAAGTCATGGAATACTTGGCCAGCTGCTACCTTGGAAATTACTACCATAATACCAGAGAAAGGTTGCGTGGTTGATTGCGTATTCTGCCCCCAACGCACATTGGAAAAGGTCTACAAAGGCCAGCGCACTATGAGATTGGATGATTTCAAACGCCTGATTGAAACTGTGCCAACGGATGTGCGCATCACATTCTCAGGATTTATCGAACCTTGGATGAACAAGAACTGTAGCAGTATGGTACTGTATGCACACAAACGTGGGCATCCTGTTAGCATATTCACTACAGGCATAGGTATGAGTGTAGCCGACATTGAATCTATAGCTCACATACCATTTGCAGGCAATCCCAATGGCGGATTCACCCTGCACCTACCTGATAGCGAACTGTTGGCCCGGCATCCCATAACTCCAAACTATATCAAGACCTTGACTTGGTTCCGAGATAACAAACATCGCATACAGAACTTTGGGCTTATGAGCATGGGTACAGATTTACATCCTGAGGTCAAGCACTTGTTCCCAGCACCACCGCCCAGCACAATGTGGGATCGCGCAGGAAATCTTAGCCGTGAGAAACTGCTCAAACCCGACTTGATCCCATTGCAGAATCGTTGGAACAAGATCGAACATACAGATGGTCCTAGGACCTGTGGTTGTGTTGAGCACTTATATCACAATGTTCTATTGCCCAATGGTGATGTGAGCCTGTGCTGCATGGACTATGGTCTAGACCACATCGTTGGAAATTTAAATACTCAGACATATGAGCAGGTGATACCGCAAGCAGAAACTTGCTACAGTATTTGTCTCCATTGCGAAAATGGTGCTCATCCTGCACCACAGCCCGTGAAGTTTTATGTGAATGATACCAAATGAATTACTTACTAAACTACATCAACAATCCTGAAGATGCCCAAGCCAACTTTGATCTTGGTCTCGAATATGACCTCATGGGACAGACTGGTGCTGCTATAAGTTTCTATCTGCGCACAGCAGAACGATCCCGCACAGACATCCAACAATATGAAGCCTTGATAAGGATGGCCCTGTGTTTTGAGCGCCAAAAAACTCGCGATGATTCAGAAAAAGTCTTGCTGCAAAAAGCCATCAGCCTCCTGGTCAATCGTCCCGAGGCCTACTTCATACTCAGTAGGTTGCATGAAAAGAATCAAGAGTGGCATGATAGTTTTACCGTTGCCTGTTTGGGACTACAGGTCTGCGATTTCTCCCTACCCCCACTGTTGACGAATGTGCAGTATCCGGGCATATACGGACTGTTATTTCAAAAGGGTGTGGCTAGCTGGTGGGTGGGGCAAACCGAAGAAAGTCGTGAGATCATGCACGACCTCAAGACTAATTACAATCTTGATAACATACACTTGACTGCGGTAGAGAATAATTTAAAATCATGCGGGTATCCAAAAAATATGGCTGCAAGCAGCACAGGACTAGGTAGATACTTACACACACCCTATGATGCCAGCATGGCTGATCGCATTAGATTATCATTCCCAGGTCTGGATACTGTAGAAAAGAATCACAGCCAAAGCTATCAAGACTTGTTTGTGTTAGCAGCCACAGGTGGCATGCGCAAAGGACAGTACCTAGAGATCGGCAGCGCAGAACCTTTCAAAGGTAACAACACAGCCTTGTTGGAAACTAAATTCGGTTGGACTGGCCTAAGCATCGATATCAATCCCAAAACAGTGGAAGAGTTCATAGTCCAGCGCAAGAACTATGTGCTGTGCGTGGATGCTACTACTATAGATTATGCTCGTATATTAGATGAGTTTGGGTTCAAACGAGAATTTGATTATTTGCAGGTGGATTGTGATCCACCAGAAACATCTTTCCAGATATTGCAGCGAATCCCATTCGATCAATACACATTCCGTGTGATTACATTTGAACATGATTACTATTGCGATCAATCAGTACGTGATCGCAGTCGTGACTATCTCCGGGGCAAAGGGTATGAACTGTTGGTCAGCGATGTGGCTTATAACAAGTTACACAGCTATGAGGATTGGTGGGTCCATCCCGACTTTGTGGACGAGGCCGCAAGGGATCAACTGCGGGATATTGGTACTGATTTAAAGTTTGCCACAGACTATATGTTTCCTAAGGCGGAAGTATCCACAACACCTATCGTCTCTGTTGAAAAGAAAAAAGAAGTTGAGCTCGATGCCACATTGTTCAATGCCAATGCTATGCCTGGATTCTGGGTAGTAGACAACTTCTATACCGATCCCGATGCCATACGAAAGTTTGCATTAGAGCAAGACTATCAGATCAATCATGATGGTGAACAGGGTTACATTGGAACTCGTACAGAGAAGCAGTTTTTGTTTCCTGGTCTCAAAGAAAGATTTGAACAGATTATGGGCCACACTATTACTCGTTGGCAAGAGCATGGTATGAACGGCCGCTTCCAATATTGTAAAGCTGGCGAACCTTTAGTGTATCACTGTGATCTTCAAACCTGGGCTGGCATGTTATATCTCACGCCCAATGCACCCTACAACACAGGCACATCGACTTATGCCCTCAAGAACACAAATATTCGGCACCTGAGCCATCCTGACATTTATAGCTGCTTCAAACCAGGATCGCGCAATTTTGACCGCACGCCTTTTGAAACCGTGGATGTGCTGGGCAATGTTTATAACAGGCTAGTGATATTCAACGCGGGGTATTTGCATGCAGCCAGTGAATACTTTGGATTCACGCCAGAGAACTCTCGCCTATGGCAGATGTTTTTCTTTGATTAGAGCAGGCTCTGTTGCGCCTGTAAAATTTTAGTCTGTACTTCTTCAATCTTCACAGTGCTCCATAGCCCAGGATGCATAGGCCTTGGCCAATGACCACTGGCAATCCAAGCCCATCCCAGGTGTTCGTGATTTAACTGTGGTTGGAACTCTGAGTCCACGGCACAGAAAAATGTGTTGTACACAAAACCTTGATCAGACGATGTGAATTTTTCCAAGGGCAGCAACTTAGTGTATTTGGGCATGAAGCCCAATTCTTCTTTGCATTCACGCTGCATGGCACCTATCAAGGTCTCGCCGGTTTCAATTTTGCCGCCAGGTAATGCCCAACTGCCAGGATGCCTGGGATCGTCTCGCATGAGATATAGATAGCGATGGGTAGTGGTGCTATAGAACCAGACGCCTACTGCATTTACAATACCAGGCTCCATGTTCCTCCGGGATACAGTCCTTGATAACTCTTTATCCAATTTTGACCGGTCCATTCGTATTGGATTCCCGTGGTGATGTTGGTCACAAACTCCTGCGTGGTTATGGTCCTTGCTATGAATATGACTCTCCATCTTGTGCCTGTGTATTCAATGATATCATTGGCCTCTGCAACTAACGCACGACCGTCTGTTCCGGTCCATGCAGCAGGATTGTAGGTATTGCTATCTGAACCTGTGGCCTCTGTAAGCAAATATCTAATGCCTGCCACAGGAGCCGGCAGGCCGGCTCCGGGACCACTGATCAAGGGATCGATTACTGCATCCACTGGAGGCAGAGTATTTGCAGGAATAGTATCTGCATCCAGATTAAACAGCAAGAAGCGATCATCTGTGGGATCATATGCTATGGTTCCTGTTACCTCTGACCCATTTTCTTGATCTAATACTATATAGCTGATGCCAGGACGTAGCACGCCAAATTGTCCAATGACCGCAGACCACAGCAGATTGCTAGGTGGTGAGTCTGCAGGAGTAAGACTGGTATTGGGTTGATCTACGACCTGCTGTGATCTCAAGGCCTGGATTTTGTTACCAATCAACAGGGCTTGATAGTTATAAGGGGTAAACTTCTGTCTAGTGCCTAATAGGAGATCGTTATCCAATATAGCATTTGCTGCATCGCCGTTGGCATCATAGATACTGGCCACGATACGCTCGACTACACCTAGTTTCTTGACCTTAGCAGGACTGGAAATCCAAATAGGCAAGTTGAATGTGAGTGTGGCGATATCGATAGGATCGTCTGTGCCCTGTGGAATGGTCCTTGAACTCCATATCACGCTCTCTAATTCGCATACGCTGAGACTGGTCCAATCGATGAAATTGTCTGTGCTTTGTATTTCTAATGAAGGGTTAAACAATACCATCATCTGCTCCAGCAACTGCATCTTCTGGTTTGTGTTTGATGTCCAAATATCCAGCTTCAGCGTGAGCTTGTAGGGCACAGGCATTAGACGTTCAATAGTAAACGCATTGCCCTGTGTGGTTTCGTATGAATCTGTGGCTTCATCATAGGTACGCTGCCTCACCTGTATGTTGCTCACGAAAGAGGGTTCCTGCATCCTGGGACGATCATAGTCCAAGGCGCTGACATAGAATGTCATCAAGGGTGTGCTGGGCATTTGATTGGCAGAGTTCTGTTGTATGATAGTCTGTGCTTGCCGTGAACTATCACCATAACGAACTGGCACACGCACTAGAGCATGATTAGTGCCTTCTTCATTGCGGCCATATTCGATGCTGAAGTTTGAAAAGATCCTTGCGAACTGCAAGAGGAAACGACGTATTTGTTCGTCATAAAAAAATGTAGGACCCGGCATGGGTTAGCCTCCGTTGTCTGCGTTGGGTTTGAGAATCTGGCTGAGACTCTGGCGACTGGGTATAGGTCCACGATCGGTTGTGGGTACCACGGCATCGTTGTTGACAAATCCAGCACGCAAGGTCTTGGCGCTTTGATCCAGATCCAATCCAGTACGAACCTTCTCCTCAATCTTGACCCAAATCGCACCGTTGTAACGGAATAGGCGATTGGGTATATAGTCCAACCTTAATGCATAATCACCCAATGAAGGATTAGGTGGAAAACTCACACCTGGCGTCACCGGCAAGCCATTGGGTGCTATGCCATCGCCGGTGAGATAACCCAGCGTGTAACCATCTGATGTAGGAGTGATGTTCTCTCCAGGTTGCGTACCATCTGCAGTGGGACTAGTATCATCTACTGTGAGTCCAGTGCCCGCTGGTTGGCCGCTGGGTGTAGTAGGCATGATAAAGAATTTTACTGTATCGTAACCGCTCTCGGGTAGTTCTATGCCAGCTTGTATCAGGATGGCGTCATTGATTTCCAGATCCTTGGGACGAGTGCTTTGCTTCTGGGCGATAGTATCCGGAGTCTTGGGAGTCCAATATGTAGTGTCTGTAATAGGTGTACCTGGCGGCACGTTCTGAGCCGCGGTATAATATAGGTCACCATCCTTCACGATAGTGCCAGTGGGATAAAAGTTACCATCGTCCCAAATATTATCAGGTTCAAAAGGCTTATTGGTGATGTCATTGTATTCCTGTGCATTGACCATGGGCGTGGCTTTCACCCGCCATACGTGGGGTAACCATGTTTGGCTGAATCCCTCTGAAGAAAAAGATGCGTCCTGTATCACATAATACTTGGGCAAGGCCAGTGCTATGCTGGAATTCAAAGGATTGTAATCCTTGAGATTGGGAACCTCCAACACATCACCTACCATGAGTTTGCGCCCAAACGTGTCAATCATGTCATTGTAGTGAAACGAAATAAACAGGGTATCATTGTTCAAAAACAAGCCAAACTGTGTGAGGTTGAAATCTATGTCCTGGGTGCGATATACCCCGCGCATCACATACACATCAGCATCGTATTTGCGGTCCCGGTTTTCCAGCAGCAACAAATCTTCAATGAATAAAGGATTGCTGGTATCGTAAACGGGCAGCGTAGCATCATTGTCCCCAACATCCCCGGCGCTTGGGCCTAGATATTTGTGGATGTACATATCCAATCCGCCCACGGTGAATTGTTCCGAAATAGTGCGATCAAAAAAGCGATAGTCATTTGTCCTATTAGGACGCCACATACTTAATCGCGGCATAGCAATTCTCCTAATAGAATTTTACAGTTATCACCGTGCCAGCAAGTGTATTTGTTGTTGATGAATAGCATGATCTTGTATTTATGGGCCCGGTTGACCAGAAAAGGCAAACGTCATATAATACTGCTATGGATGAATTAATGCAACGAAGTCAAGAATGCCGGACGCAATTAGCCCAGATTTCAAATCGACGGGCTTGCAGTGATCTCCGGCGCATGTTAGATGCAGCAGATAATCATATCACTGAACTTAGCAAAGAAGCAGTGACCTGCCGCAGATTGCAGCGAGCAACCCGGCGTTACGAGGAAATACACCAACAGGCTGAACAAGCCCTGCGCAATTTTGAACAACACTTACTAATGGCCAAACTGAAATATTGATATGAAAATAGTTAAACTGGATCGCCGTCACAAAGCATTCCAACTGGGATACACAGTGGCCCTGAGATTCACCAGTTATACTGGACAGGGTGCCGCCTGGGACCGAGCCTGCCACCGGGCTTTCGGCACCCAATATCCCAGGGTGCGTGATGATGGCACTGTGAGCGTGTGGAGAGATTGGTTTGGTGCCCGCCGTGAACCTGAAGATCCGGGTGATAGAACAGGACGCCGCCCATATTTCTTGGCTTTCACAGATGCCAAATATCTAACTTGGGTCCGGCTCAGCATGCAGGAGGTTGACTCAAAATGAGCATTGTGTTACAATAGCCTTTTAGCCTCAAGGAGCACACATGGCCACAGCCCGTAAAGCCACCGACAAGCCCGCGGTACGAGCACTGATCCCCAAAAGCGGCGATACCAAATACACCGGCGACGAGCCCACTTGGCGTTTGCAGCCCACCGAACATCGAACTGGGCATCTCAGCAAAGCCCTAGCCTGGTACGGTTACTTTTACGGCAAAAAAGAAGCCAAGGACATGGTTGTGGCTTGGATGGAGTATAACGACTGTAAACTGGATGCCAAGCGAGTACGCACCCTTCCGGACAGCGCATTCACTACCACACTAGGCTTCATGTGCAGGATGAACATGGTGGGCCTGGAGCTTAACGATCGCGAAAGCCGTTATGTAGCCGATGGCATCGAAGCCCTGCTGAAAGCCCTGCTGGCACTCAAGCAAGCGCCTGTGAAAACAGCAGCCGAAGTTGAAGCCGTAGCAGCCACAGCAGCAGCCAACAAGCCCAACATCCAGGACCGACTGCGCGAAAAAGTGTCGGAGTGCGCTGGTGAGCTAGAAGGCATGTATGATGAATTCCGTGCGGGCGGCTGCAAGCTCACAGCAGACTTCAAACCCATGAGCCTGATGCGGGGCATGAACATCGCACCCCAGATGGTCTCCGACATCGCCACAATCTGGAAAAATCATCAAGCAGAACTAGAGACTGCACTCAAGGGCAAAGATGCCCAACTGGTGGAAGGCTACAGTCATCTGGGACGCAATGAGCTCAAGAACATGGTCAAGTTCTGCGAAGCAGTGGTCAATGACTGCGGTGCTTATGTGCAAATCAAGAAAGTGGAGCGCAAGCCGCGCAAGAAAAAGGCAGTGCCTCCAGAGAAGCAAGCCGCTAAGTTCAAGTTCTTGCGCGAATTCCCAGAACTCAAACTCACGTCAGAACCCGCACACCGTTTGGTAAACTGCGCCGAAGCCTGGATGTATCATACCAAGAAGCGCAAGTTGATCCACGTGGTAGCAGACAGCCATGTGGGTACCTTTACTGTGAAGAACAACGCCATCATTGGGTTTGATACCACAGAAACTATCCAAAAGACGCTGCGCAAGCCAGCAGAGCAAATCAAAGCACTGATGACAGGAGGTAAGCCTGCTGCTCGCAAACTGTTCAAGGACATCAAGGCCACAGAAACCAAGTTCAATGGGCGTGGCACAGAGGATATAGTGATCCTCAAAGCCTGGTAACGCACACTAAATACGAGGGCAAGGAGCCCCCGTATGGCCGAAACCACTCTTGAAACGCTGAAACAAAATCTCATAGACTATGTGCAACTCCAGCTGGCCAATCAGATCATTGACATTGAGCTAGATCCTGCACACTACGAAGCAGCATACCAAAAAACCCTAGGCGTGTATCGTCAGCGGGCACAGAGTGCATATGAGGAAAGTTATAGCTTCCTTACACTGGTGCGGGATGTGCAGATCTACACCTTGCCCCAGGAAGTGATCCAAGTGCGCCAAATCTTCCGTAGGACGTTCGGAGACAGCACCGGCAGTCAAGCATCAAACTTTGACCCGTTTACACAGGCATCAATGAACGTGTATCTCATGAACTTCAATGTAGCTGGTGGTTTGGCCACTTACGATTTCTACACCCAGTATGTAGAATTAGCTGCTAAAATGTTTGGTGGTTTTGTAAACTATACTTGGAACCCAGTGTCCAAGAAGCTGCAAATGGTACGGGATTGGCGCGGCACAGGAGAGAACGTGCTGCTATGGACCTACAACTTAAAACCCGAAATCAGCCTGCTCAGCGACTTCCAGATCAGCCAATGGATCCGGGATTATATGGTAGCCAACTGCAAGATGATCATTGGAGAAGCCCGTGAAAAGTTTGGTCAGATTGCCGGACCACAGGGTGGCGGCACACTCAACGGAACTGCTATGAAATCCGAAGCGCAAGCCCAGATGGACAGGTGCGTAGAAGACCTACGCAACTACGTGGACGGCTCGCAGCCCTTAACTTGGATTATTGGTTAAACACTGATTGCTCACCAATATGGCCCATGCTATAATACTGGCATGAGTTCATTGATGATCGATATTGAAACCATTGGCGTGGCACCTGCTGCCACTATTTTAACTATCGCTGCCCAAGCCTTTGATCCGTTTGGGGATGGATATTACCCACAACAATATTACGCTAGGATCACCTTGGAAAGCCAAGAAGATCGAACTATCGATCAAGGTACCTTAGATTGGTGGGCCACGCAGCCCGACGCTGCCCGAGAAGAAGCTTTCAATGAACAAGGGCGAATACCACTGGACCAAGCATTAGACGAATTAGGAAAGTTGATCTGGAACAGTAAGTTTCTGTGGTGTCAAGGTCCGACGTTTGACTGCACCATACTAGAACATGCTTACAAGAGCCTGGGCAAATCTATCCCTTGGCAGTATTACAAAGTGCGTGATAGCCGTACTGTGTTCAGCTTGTGGCCCGATCTGCAAAAACCAGCCACTAGTCACCATGCGCTAGAGGATTGTAGGCGCCAGATTAAATTGCTGCAAGAAACTCTGGCTTACTTCAAAATAAAGGCTCTGGCATGATTTTGGTTTTTGGACCCAATGAATAATCAATCAATCTAGAGCTAATGAATTAGCAAGTATACAAAAACCAATATTGCTTACCAGTGACTTGGTCAAATGGGCCAACGATACCGATCAAGTATTTTATAGTTCTTTTAAGGACATTACTGTAGAAAATTTTTCTTGGTTGCTCGAACATGGGACCAATGTGGATTGGCAGCATGATCAAAGTGCAGATCCCCACCAGTATCTTTATATCAATCTCATCAATAAGTTTTATCCAGGACGGATTGATTTAGATCCTTATAACCTGTGCCAACATACTGCCAATCCAATTGTTGATGAAATCTTGTTCTATGGGTGCAGTCACACACGGGGTGGCTGGTGGACTGCCATAGAAAATAATTATCCGTATCAAGTGGGTTTGCAGATGAACAAAAAATCGTCTGTGCGATCTCGTTTTCCTGCAGGGTCGAACATATTGGGTAACTACCATAATTTCAATCTTTTTACCAACACTGACTTTTGTGCCAAACAGATTGTGGTATTTCAGTTGACCGATTTAACACGCATTAGATATTATGATGAGAATGAAAAAATTTTTAGGACTAAAAGACTAGATACTTTGCCCATGGATCAGGTACTGAAACTAACCGATTATCAACTTTTTGCCGCTGTTTTTGAGCACCTACAATTGATGATAAAGTATGCTAGATCAAAGCAACTACGGTTTGTGTTCTTTAATTTAGGTGGGAGTACCGAGGCCGATTGTAAAAACAATCCTTTGCATCATCTAATAGAATATTATTTTTCTAAGTTTCCTGAATTCATTCCGGGTATGTTAGATCTGGTGACAGATTTAGCAAAAGACAATCAACATTTTGGCAGAGAATCAAATAAACGATTTGCTGATCAAATCGTTCAAAAAATTAAACTATTATACAAATCATGATTATTGGAATCTGTGGATTTATTGGGTCGGGCAAGGACACCATCGCTGATTATTTGATGAATGTGCGCCAGTTCCGACGAGTGAGTTTTGCGGGCACTCTCAAAGACGCCGTGGGCGCAGTTTTTGGTTGGGATCGCGAGCTGTTGGAAGGGCGCACCCAGGAAAGTAGAGCCTGGCGCGAGCAACGAGACGAGTGGTGGAGCCTGCGTCTGGGACGGGAAATCACACCCCGACAAGTATTACAGCAGTGGGGCACAGAAGTATGCCGCCAGGGCTATCACGATGAAATCTGGGTGGCCAGTTTGGAAAATCGTTTGCGCAACAGCCAAAACGATGTGGTCATTACTGACTGCCGTTTCCCCAACGAGATACGGGCCATTGGTCGTGCTGGTGGACAAGTGATCCGTGTGCGTCGTGGTCCTGAGCCCGAGTGGTATGATCTAGCAGTGGCTGCTAACAGTGGTAGCTATGTTGCGAAACAACAGTTAGCCGGTTACAACGTTCACGCCAGCGAAATTGCTTGGGTGGGCACAGAATTTGACGCTGTGATCGACAACAACGGCAGCTTTGATTCCACGTTTCAACAAGTGGAATCAGTGGTATTGAAGTTCTAACGGTCTGCTTCAAGATCTCCTACTCGCCAAGGCAAATCTAATCTGCTGACTTCTATAGCGCAGTTCTGACATATGGTACGCAGATTACGCACCTGACAGTTCCGCATATCACCGTCTATGTGATACACCAGTAACTGAGCTGATACCTTGGCCCTGAACCCGCAACGATCGCATGCGGGTTTTTTCTTGTACCCTTCCAACTGCCACTTGGGTTGTGCAGGTTTGATCTTGCGTCCGCGACGTAGGCATGCCTCGCAGCGGCTGCGATAATATATCTTTCCGTCACGGTGGCAGTTTACCGCACGGAATCTTTGATTACAGGACTTGCACAAGGGGCGACTCATATGGTACTTAGCCAGACGAACCTTACTGTAAGGGTGCCTATCACCCATAGTTTTGGCGGAATCCGCTAAATATCTAC